CCTCGCAAACATGCATAAATACTGAGTATGTGGAGTTTTGCTCATGGCTATTATAAGTAAAATGATGGGAGGTGTGTGCCTTGGCAAATTTAAAAGGAAAAGTGAAAAAGCTCCAAACTGCGATTGTACAGCGTGGACTGATTATAAAAATAAATCAGAATCAATTTTACAGCAATGACCAGAAGCGCATGATCACGATTTACAGAATCCTTACACCGGTGTACACCTTTAAGAAAAACAAACAAGAATGGAAAACGGAAGATTATGAGATCCTTACAACAGCATCTATTCCAGAAGTTATTTTATGTTTAATTGATATTTATAAGGCGGTGAGTGGATGAAAAAAGAACTCACACTGAAACAGAAAGCATTTGCGGACGAATATGTGAAGAATGGCGGTAATGCAACACAGGCGGCGCTTAGTGCTGGGTATTCTGCAAAGACTGCAAAAAACGCCCAGAAAAACATCATGGAAAATCGTGGGGTGTCGCAGTATATAGCGTCTCTGACCGAGCGCATCGAAAAGGAACAGCACCGTGACATCATGAGCCTTGCTGATATCCAAGAGCGCAGAACAAAAATCGCAAAGGGCGAAGTCGTGGACGGATTAGGATTCTCCCCGGACTTTTCCGATCAGCTTAAGGCAATGGACGGACTGGAGAAAGCTTTGACGATTGCGGAAAAGCATAAGCTAGAAGCCGAAGAGAAAGAGAAGAGAGAAAAGGCGGCACTATGGACGATCCCGATCACGGATATTACATCCGATTTTGTGGAGATTTACAGAACAGTACACGAAGCATTTGCCGGCGAGATAGATGTGCATGAGATCGTGTCTAAGGGTGGTCGTGGTTCTATCAAGTCGAACTTCTGGGGAGATTTGGCGTATGAAACCATCCGGCAGGATCCACAGGCGCATATCGTATACACCAGACGATATAAGGTTGACTTGCGCGGATCTGTTTACAATCAGTTTATGAAGGTGGTGATACGGTGTAATGATCTGGATAACTGGGACTTTAAGCAGTCTCCAATGTGTGCGGTGTATAAGCCGACCGGGCAGATGGTAATGTTCGTGGGAGCAGATAAGCCTATCAGCTTGAAGTCATTTAATGTGCCATTTGGCTACGTTAAGATGCTGATCCATGAAGAGTGCGATGAGATGGCAGGTGTGGAGCAGATGGATAACATTGAAGATACTTTCCTGCGAGCAGATACACCAGCACTTGACATAAAAATTTTCAATCCTCCGAAATCAAAAAACAACTTTATGAATGAGTACACCGAAGAATGCAGAAATAAGCCACAGACACGGATCTGCCACAGCTATTATTATAATGTCCCGGTAAAATGGCTTGGAAAACGATTCTTCGAGCGTGCGGAGTGGTTCAGGATTCACAAACCATTATATTATAAAAACAACTATCTGGGGGAAGTTACTGGAACAGGCGGCGGCATTTTTGACAATTTGGAAATCCGAAAAATATCGGATGAAGAGTTAATGACATTCGATACAGTAAACCACGGCTTAGACTTCGGATATACACACCCACAGGTTTTCTGCCAGAACTATTACGATTACGAGACGGACACTCTTTATATTTTTGGCGAAGTGTATTCTAAAAAATGTAAAAACTCTACCTTTGCCAGAAAGATAAAGAAATTTATGAATGTGGAGATAATATGCGATTCTGCCAGACCGGACGGAATAGCAGAAATGCAGGACTGGGGATTCAATGCGATCGGGGCAAAGAAAAGATGGGGAAGTGGAAAAGGCAGGGATTACTGCTGGGAGTGGCTTCAGCGATGCAATAAGATTGTCATTGATCCAGAGCGATGCCCGAATACAGAAAAAGAGTTTATAAAGGCAGAGCATGAGCAGCTTCCAGATGGTTCATTTTCGGATGCATACCCGGACTTAGAAGAAGATACGATCATGGCTAACATTTATGCATTGAACAGGATTATCATGACCAGCCGAAGGAATGACGGTCTTTATGATGATGAGGAAGAAGAAGACAGCGACGATTATGAGGATTAAAAAATGAATTTTTTTGAAAAAATAAGGGAGACGATCATGAAGTTTTTTAGAACAGATGCAGAAAAAGAATTTAATGTCGAGTTTATTACTTCTCCAGAGATTGAAAACTCACAGCAGAGATGGAACGACATCATTAATGGGAGCCCTTTTTGGTTGGATCCAAAAAAAAATGACATAAGGACAATAAATTTCGCAAAATTCCTCTGCCAGTACACAGCGAAGAAATCATGTATGGATTTGTCAGTGAGCATAACTGGTTCAGAGAGAGCGGATTTTATTAATAAGTGCATTAAGGCAATGGTTGACACTTCTATCAGAGACAAAGTCGAAGATATGCTCGGAGTTGGTGGAATTATTTTAAAGCCGAACGGCTCGATGAATCCAGACAACATGATCGATTATATTATGCCGTGGGACTTTGCGATTACAGAAAAGACGAGCAACGGAGATATCAGAGGATGCATTTTCATTAATCGACTTATAAAAGATAAGGTGTACTATTACCGGCTCGAATACCATCATTTTACGACCTCAAAAAATAAAGAGGGCGAAGAGATGAACGTGTACGAGATCCAGAACAGAGCGTTCAAGTCAAACAGCAGTAACTCACTTGGTAAAAAGATAGAACTGCATGACGTTCCAGAATGGTCTTCAATTGATGAAGTCGTCCATATTGCGAATATAGAAAAGCCACTGTTTGCATATTTAAAAACGCCATTCAACAACACGATCGACTACTCATCTCCTGAAGGTGTTTCGATTTTCTCGAATGCACTTATGGAGCTTAGAGATCTCGATATAGCCTGGAGTAAAAAAGGGAATGAGGTTGAGGATTCTCAGCACATTACTTTTATTGATGAGAACGCGCTGACAAAACAGGGAAAAGGCGGTACACGCACCTCAACAGTAGAGCTTCCTCGGTTCGTTAAAGGCTTGAAATTGGGGCTGGATTCAAAAAGCACGATTGATGAACACGTCCCGACCATGCTCACTTCTGACAGAATCACAGACATTAACAGTGTTCTTTCTATGATTTCGACAAAATGTGGATTCTCACAGGGGCAGTTTATCCTCGACAGAAAATCAGGAAGATTGACAGCAACACAGGTTGAAAGTGACGACAATGAGACGGTAGAAACGATTAACGATATTCGAAAATGCATAAAGACAGCATTAAAAAATCTTATTTATGCAATCAATGTATTCTGCGACCTTTACGGAATCCCTGCCGGCTATGTGGATGCACTGGATGATGATGTACCGGACGAAGATATATTTTATTTTAAAGATTTGCTTGCAAGCTTCGAACAGGACAGATCCAGAGCTTATAATTTAATGATACAGGGTATTTATTCTAAGCGTAAATACCTTAAGGAATACGAGGGATTTAATGATGATGAAGTAGATGCCATGTTTGCAGAGAGAGCGCAGGAAGATGCGGAAAGGAACAGCGGTGGTCTGTTTGGAGAAGAGTAAAACAATTCAAGGAATACCGAAGCTTTCTAAAAATGGTATTTTAAAAGGTGGATATATTATCCCGGAACAGGAACCGCCGGAGATGGTTCAAGTAAAACTTCAGAAAAAGACTGCTATAGAGACGATTAAGTTTTATTTAGAAAAGTGATAGAAATGGATGCGTTAATATGAAATATAATAAAGTCATTGGAAGCTTTAATATTAAGCTTGACACTAAAAGAATAGATGAAAATTTGAGAAATGCGCAGAATGTTCTTGATGAACAGGTTGTAAATGACATGAGAAAATACACACCTATGCAGCAGGGCGATTTGAGAAACAAGACGCAGATAAAAGAACCCGGATTAATTACAGTCGATACACCATATGCACATTATCAGTACGTAGGCGAGCTTTATTTAACTAAGGACGGTAGATCATGGGCGAACCGTGGAGAAAAGAAGTATCCGACAGGAACAGAATTAAAATATCACACACCGGGAACAGGTAAACGATGGTTTGAAACTGCAAAAGAAAATCACGGTAAGCAGTGGATTGATCTTGTTAAAAGAGAGGTTGGAAAAGGATAATGCTTAGACCGGATTATTTTTACGGAAAAACTGATAAACTGGTTGAAATGTATCAAGATCTTGAAAATTGGATTATATCAGACATTGCAACACGATTGATAAAATCCGGTGAATTGTCAGGAACTTCCGACCGAGAATTGTGGAAACTCCAACAGATGGGACTGCATAACACAGAGATTGTAAAAAGAATATCTGAAATGTCTGGAAAATCAAGAAATGAGGTTCGAAGATTATTAAGGGATAGTGTTATGACATCATTCTCAGATGATAAGGAAGTCTTGACGCAGATATCATCATCAGATATTATATCTCCGCTAAAAAATAATATGGCAATTCTGGCAATGAATGCAGAGTTAATAAAGACATCTGGTGAACTTGATAATTTGACAAAAACAACCATTAACCAGACACAGAAAGACCTGCTCAATATGCTGAATGAGGTTGATTATAGAGTTGCATCTGGAATGCAGTCTTACAGCAGTGCAGTCTGCGAAATTCTGGATAGATATGCAGAATCTGGTGTTATGGTAGAATACCCTACTGGAACGAAGCGTTCTCTTGAAGCGGCAGTGAGGTGTTGCATCGTCACATCTATGAATCAGACCGCGGCACAAGTGACAAACATTTATATTGCGCAAAATAAAATAGAGTATGTTCTAGTATCAGCGCATCCGGGTGCCAGATATGATAAAAAGGATCCAACAGGGATTTCATCTCACGATCACTGGCAAGGAAAAGCATATAAAATAATTGGGAGCGAACCAGGATTTCCGAATCTTCTTGAAAGTACAGGGTATACCATAGACCCTGAAACTGGAAAAGGAACTGTTGTAAATCTCTTAGGACTTCACGGATATAATTGCAGACATTCACATGGTCCGTGGCGAAAAGGAATGGTAAATAAGTACCTTGATGAAAACGGAAATGTGAATATAAATGCAGATGAAAGTCAAAAACTTTATGATTTGCAGCAGAAGCAGAGATTACTTGAAAGAGAAATTCGTAAAACAAAGCGTGAAATTATGGCAAAGAAACAGGAACTTGATATGATTGCCGAAACAGATGTAAAAGAGATTTTGCAACCTCAATATGATAAACTGGCATATAAACTGCGAATGCAGAATAAAAGGCTTCAATCATTCTGTAAGAATAACGATCTTCAATTGCAAGGCGATAGAACGAAGGTTTCTGGATTTAATAAAAAACAGTCTGCGATTTCAAATGGACGAGCAACGGCTTATAAAAATAAAATCGAAAAAAATGGTACAACGAAAGTGGAATAATATGTTATTATAATAATGTGTTAACCATACATACTTGGTTATCCACCTTTCTTTAATTAATGTAGTGGAACTCAAGCGAGACAAAAACTCACCGTCATAGCCGGAAACTCCCCAAATGAGGTAAAGCAAATGAAAAACATTGTTACGTGCTTTACCAAAGAAGAAAAAGAGCATATAAAAGAATTGTGTGATTTCACACCGACAGAAGAAACGCTCTTTGATTTACGGAAGAAAGAAAAGTCTTTGGAAGAATGTGCAGAAATTATGCATGTTTCGACTAAGACAGCCGGACGTATTAACGTAAAAATGCAACATAAAATTCTTAAGGTAACTGGACAACATTTCACATAACTTTCTCCTCATTAAAGACATCCGTTAAGGGTGTCTTTTTTGTGTCCTTTTAATGAGGTTTTGCTGGGGTGGTTCAATTGTGTTGTTAATAATAAAATGAAGATAGAAAGAGAGGTTTATTATGTACGAGTATCAGAGATATAACCAGTATTCTTATCCTCAATATCAACAGCCACAGCAGATTCAACAGCAATTCCCACAACAGATCATTCCGCAACAAGCTGGACTTTGTGGAAGAATGGTTAATTCTGTTGAGGAAGTCACAGCGAATGACGTTCCTATGAATGCACCATTTGCCATTTTCCCGAAAGCAGATGGAGCAGAAATATATATAAAATCGTGGGGTGCTAATGGGCTTATTCAGACAGTGACATATAAACCGCAGCTAGACGGAAAGCAAAACGAATTACCGAAAGAAGACACGGCAACATTGATTGCCCCGATAATGGAGCGATTAGACCAGATAGAAGCTAAAATAACTCAGTCCCAGAGGACTACCAGAGCAAAGAAAGAGAGCGATTCTGAATGAATTTAATGCAGATGATCCAGTGCGGTGGAAACCCTAAGATGATATTAAGTCAAATTATGAGCAACTCTCAATTTTCAAATAATCCGATCATGAAAAATACATTCGACATGATGAACCGTGGAGACAGTAAAGGGCTGGAACAGCTTGCCAGAAATTTGTGCAAAGAAAAAGGTCTAAACCCGGAAGAAATCATGAGCCAGTTTAAACATTGATACTATTCTTGCAAGATTATGTATAAATAAATTTTATTAGGAGGAACACATATGTTTAATTCATCTCCAAGTTTAGCGGACATTGCCGCCGTTACTGGTGGAAACCGTAATGATGGTGCATGGGGCGATGGTGGTTGGTGGGTTCTCATTATCCTCTTTGCCTTATTCGGTGGATGGGGCGGTTATGGATTCGGTGGTAATGGTGGTGGCGGTTATACCGCAACTGCGGCTACACAGGCTGATATCCAGAGAGGATTTGACAATTCAGCAGTCATAAGTAAACTTGATGGCATTACAAATGGTCTTTGTGATGGCTTTTATGCAGTAAACAACGGAATGCTGACAGGATTTAACACCATTCAGCAGGCAATTAATGCGGACACAGTAGCAGGAATGCAGAATGCAAATGCTATTCAGTCTCAGCTTGCAAATTGTTGCTGCGAAACTCGTGAAGCTATCCAGGGTGTAAACTTCAACATGGCGCAGAACACTTGCGCATTACAGAACACCATGAACAACAACACGAGAGATATTATCGACAGCCAGAATGCCGGAACAAGAGCGATACTTGACTACTTATGCCAGGATAAGATCGCAACGTTGCAGGCAGAAAATAATGATTTGAGACTTGCAGCATCACAGGATAGACAGAACGCACTTCTGACTACCGCTATGACAGCACAGACAAATCATATTATCAGTGCTGTTAATCCATCGCCAATCCCAGCATACCAGGTGCCAAACCCGAACACATACATTCCGTATGGATGCGGTTGTAACAATGGATGCGGATGTTAGACAACTGAATAATTAAAGTATCTTAATCGACAAGATTATGTCTGCATAGCAGTATTACTTAAACACAAAGGGCAGACTTCAATGTTTGCCCTTATATTTTTGAAAGAGAGGAAAATATTATGTCAGAATTTACAGCCAATGCTTTACAGACTGTCCTGCAAGGAGAAGATGTCGCATTTACTGAGACACCGGTTTGCGGAACAAAATGTATCGTTCACAGACAGGGAAGCGGAGTCGTTAAATTAAGAGGAATCACAAACCAGTGCAAAGCAAGATTTCTTGTATCTTATAGCGGAAATATCCAGATCCCAACCGGTGGAACGGTGGAAGCTATTTCTCTTGCAATCGCAATTGACGGAGAGCCATTACAGTCTACAAGAATGATTGTGACACCTGCGGCAGCAGAAAACATGTTCAATGTATCTGCACAGGTTTATGTAGATGTTCCTTGTGGATGTTGCAGCACAATAGCGGTTCAGAATACATCCGGACAGACTATCGAGGTGCAGAATAGTAATTTGATCGTAGTAAGGGAGGCCTAGTATATGCATATTGAAAGAATTCATAAAATGCTTGAATGCCTTGCTGAAAAATCCTTATGTGAGATTGAAAAAGGGATTGAGAATGTCAGCACAGAAGAAATGGGAGAAGTGATCGACATGATAAAGGATCTGTCAGAAGCAGAGTATCATGCCACAATTACTAAGGCAATGAACGAAGCGGACGAAGCAGATATCATGGAGAAGCTTTTAGAGTATGGGGATGACCGAAGATACTATGATCAGTATCGTTATGCTAATGGAAGATTCGCACCTAAGGGCAAAGGAAAACGAAGAGGATATGATGAGCCACCATATTATCACATGTACCCGGATGATTACGAAGATACAGAGCACATGAGAGACATGGATAAGAAAGACCTGAAAAGGATGTATACAGATACCGGAATGATGGGAGATAGATCATATCAGAGGGATTCCAGAGAGGGAAAAGCCGGTATTTCCAGACGTACTTATATGGAGACCAGAGAAAACCATCATGGCAATTCAGAGGAAGATAAAAAAGAGCGTGCAAAAGCAAGAAAAGATTATTTGCGAGATATGCAGATGGATATTACTGAAATGACATCAGATGCAGCACCGGAAGAAAAGCAGATGTGGAGAAATGAATTACAGATGATGTTACAGAAAATCTAAGAGGTGAGCGCAGTGTTTAAAATCAATGATGTTGAATGGAATATTTTATATGTAAATCCTAATAGTGAATGCTTGATGCGTTCAGACGGAACAATTACACTTGGTGTTACAGATTGGAGCAAACGAACGGTTTATTTGTCAAATGCATTAAGCGGAAGTCTGTTAGAGAGAGTTCTATCTCATGAGTTGGTACACTGCGCTTCATTTTCATATGACTGCCACATTCCAATAGATGTAGAGGAAATCGTAGCGGATTTTCTGTCTCTTTATGGAAAAGAAGTCGTTAGCATAGCAGATGATATTTTGAATGGGGTAATTGAAAATGGATGTTATAAAGCAGTATGAGGACTATATAGGGCTTAAAAAAGAATACATTAAAAATCCTACATTGGAAAACAAAAATGCAATGATAGCCAAATTAGAAGAGTACGGAAAGTATATATACGACCAGTGCAACAGATTAAGAAAGGATTGCATTGTGGAAGAAGAAAAAGAAGTACTTAGAAGGTATTTCGGTTGGAAATAGCAAAAAGGGGTGGAGCAATCTGCCCTTTTTAAAATGGTACAAAAAGTTGTTTGAAATAGGTTAAAATATATATTGAAAAGAATATTAAAAGTACCGGACAGAAAAAGGGATTTTGTTCGCTAACCTAGAATAGTTATGGGATGATGCATGGCACGTCCTATTTTGGGCGTGCTTTTTTATTTTGGGAATTAATTCAGTGGAAGAAGACACAGCTTATATCCTGGTTGTCGAAGGTTCGATTCCTTCATTCCCAATTGCCAGCTATGGAGTAAATAGCAACTCATTCGTGCCGGACTGACCGGAGTAACAACTTGGAAAGAAAGAGGTAGAAACATGGTAAACGTAGCAAACGAATTAAAGAAACTCGGAATTGAAGTTTCAGACGAACAGAAAGAATCTCTTAAAAAGAGTATGGGTGAAGAACTGTATTCCAAAGAAGAAATGGAAGACAAAGTTAAAAAAGCTTCATCAGAATCCGAACAGTGGAAAACCCGGGCAGAATCAGCAGAGAGGATGCTTGAAGGGTTGGATGGAAAAAGCCCGGAAGACATTTTAAAAGAGCGTGATGACTGGAAGAGACAGGCAGAGGATTCCAAAAAAGATTATGAAGCCAAAATCGCAGAGCATGAGAAGGATGAACTTTTGAAAGAAGCATTTGCGGAAATCGAGTTTACTTCTGAATCTGCAAAGAAAGCCATTATGAAAGACATTTCCGAAAGCGTAAGCGTGAGAAACGGAAAACTGATAGGGTTCAGTGATCTTATTGAGGAAGCTAAAAAGACAGATGCAAATGCATTTGCAAATAAGCAGAATCCGCCGGCGCATTTTACAAAACCGAATGAAAATGATCCCGGTGGTGATAAGCATGCAACAAGAGAGAGCATTTTATCTATCAAAGATAGATCAGAACGTCAGAAAGCAATTGCCGAAAACATTTCTTTATTCCAACAGTAAAGGAGTTTTATATGAACAAAAACAGATTAACGATGAACACAAATTTGCAGTTCTTTGCAGCAAACGCAGGACTGATTACAACAGGAGACATTGATGTAACTGCAAGGGAAATTGATTTTGTTACATCTTTTGAAAGAAACTGGGAAGCTTTAAGAGAAATTCTTGGAATTTCAAGAGCAATTAGGAAACAGCCCGGAACTATTCTTAAAAGCAAATATGCAGAGGGAACGTTAGAGAGCGGAACTGTAGCAGAAGGTGATGTGATTCCAAGAACACATTACGATGTAAAAGAGAAACCTTATTCAGAGATTACTCTTGGAAAATATGCAAAAGAAGTTTCTATCGAAGCTGTCGAGAATCATGGATATGAAGTAGCTTGTGAAATGACAGATGAAGAGTTCCAGACAGACCTGCAGGATGGAATTACAACAAAATTCTACAACTATCTGAAAACTGGTACACTTACAAACACTGCAAAAACATTCCAGATGGCGGTAGCTAAAGCTATTGGATCTGTCAAGAATAAGTTCAAGTCAATGCACAAAACTGCTACAGGAGTTGCAGTGTTTGCAAATATCATGGATTTCTATGATTATCTTGGAGATTCAAACATTACTTTGCAGACAGCCTTCGGACTTAACTATATCAAGGGATTCCTCGGAGCAGACGTTATGTTTCTTTGCTCTGACAACGAAATCCCAGCCGGAAAAGTTCTGGCAACAGCTGTAAACAACATTGTTGCTTATTATGTAGATCCATCTGACGCAGATTTCAAGAAAGCCGGTCTTTCTTACACTGTCAGCGGAGAAACAAACCTTATCGGATTTAAGGTAAAAGGCGATTACGATTGCGCAACCAGCGTAACTTATGCACTGTTAGGATTTGTACTTTTCGCAGAGTACATTGATGCAGTAGCTAACGTTTCAATCACACCGGGGGAATAGATCCCACTACACAGGCGGTAAATGCTAGTGGGGAACTCACGGAAGAATACTTAAACTCTCTTACAGTTGCAGAAATCAAGGCACTGGCAGAGAGTAAAGGGTATTCACTGACCGCAACAAAGAAAGCTGATATTATCAGCGAAATCTTATCACAGCAATAAGGAGTGTGGAGCAATGTCATATGTAGATTTTGAATATTACCAAACGAAATATGGTGGAAGTTTGTTCGAAAACGAAAAAGACTTTGCTCCATATGAAAGAAAAGCAGAAAGAAGAATCAATGCGATCACATCAAACAGGATTGTGTTTTATCCTCAGCCAGAATCAGAGGATGTATGGTGGGATAATATCAAAGATTGCACCTGCGAAATAGCTGAATTGCTAAAGAATGTATCTGAGTACTCTGCGGCAGTTAATAACTTTGGTGTTATTACAAATACGGACGGAACTGTAAAAGGGAAAATGATTAAGAGCATGACTTCTGGAAGTGAATCAGTATCTTATGATGCCGGAGCATCTTCTTCGACATTGGTAGAAATTGCAAAATCAGAAATGGCACTTAATAGTAAGTGCTACGATATCGCATCAAATTACCTAACCGGAATGGTTGATTCAAGGCATGAAAACCTTTTGTACATGGGAGTTTAGCTTATGGGAATCGGATATAAAGATGCCGTGGTTTTATATAACAGGCATTACAACGACACTTTAGAAACTGAATATTATTTCGGTACTCTATTTGAAAATGTAAGAATCGAGCTTACACAGGCAGAGAACATAAGCAAATCTGGAATGAAAGATGCAGATAGTTTTCTTGTAAAAATCCCGAATGATGGCACATTGAATTATGCTAATCCACCAGACTGGGAGAACATGAGCGAAGAAGAAAAGCTAAAGCATTTTACTTTAAGAAGTAATGATTTTGACTTCGTAGTGATTGCAAAGAAAGATGAACTTCTCATTGATAGGGAACTTCCGGTTGGATTAATTAATTCAGACGATTATCCGGGTAAATTCTTCCAGTACATGGTAAATGAAAAAGGGAATTGCTACAAAGTGAATACTATCGGTGTTTACAGCCTTATACCAAGGTTTGAGATTGGAGGTAAATGATTTGGATGAAAAGCCAAAAATAATGCTTGTATCAGATGCAGAAACGGCGCAAAGAGCTATCCTTGATATGATAAATAGTTATCCAAATTTTCCGCCCGGTTTCAAACCATCAAATTCAACAATCTTATGGAACAGCATAAAAGATACTCAGTCTATTGGAGTTTTTCCGGCACAAGACCCTGTTTATTTGAAAAAATATGTCAGCGGTTCTTATGTCGGACAAATGACGTTCCAGATCGTATACAAAAGCAATCCAACAACAAACAAGGATAATATTGCAGCAAGCAATCTGCTTGAAAATATTGCAAAGTTCCTTGAAAGTGGAGAATTTACATTAAAGGATAAAAATTTTGTTGCAGAACAAATTAACCGCACATCAGATGTATTTTGCGGTACAGCAGATGGAAAAACAACAGAATTAGCAATTAATATGCAGCTTAAATATTTTTATAAAAAATAGGAGGAATACTCATGGCAAAAGACAGAACTAACATGGTCTCACTTTTGGATATTGGAAGCCTTATGGGTGGATCAACTGAAAAGCTTGCTGAAATGGGTGACGGTTTCACAGAGCTTACAGAAGACTGGGGACCTAACACAGAAAGCACACAGTATGTAAACATGAAAAATGCAAGCAACTCTGTAAAAGGATATGCATTTTCAATGTCCCCGGAAAGAGAGCATCTGTCAGATGAAATGCAGACAGCGTTTAATGACATTTTCAAAAAGCTTCCAACAGGAGATCAGTGTGAGACATATTATTATCGCTTCTTTAAAGCTGATATTACAAGCGGATCGGGAGATTGCATTCGTATCCCAGTAACTGTATGTGCATCAAGCACTGGCGGATCAGGTGGTGATATTTTAAAGTCTACAGTCCAGATTAATGGAAATGGAGATGTAGAACAGGGAACAATCACTATTGCTGGTGATGGATCATTCTCATGGGCGCCTAAAGTAAGCGCTTTGGCTTTGGATGAAGATTACCCAATTGCATAGGTGTTAATTAAAAATTAGCATATGTGGGATGCTTACTTTTCCTTGGTGTCCCACATTAGGAAAGGATGTTAATTATGGAAGAAATTAAATTAAGCAGTGGTATAAAAAAAATTGCAATAAAAGACGAAGACGGAGATCTTATTACAGTTATAACAGTAGATACAGCGAATGCAGACACAGCTAAGAAGTTTGCAGGTGTAATTGATAAATTAAATAATATATCTCAGAACTGTGAAAAAGAAGCAGCCGAATGGAGAAATAACCACAAAGACGATATGAATGTGGATGATATTAATGTGGATGCAGCATTAGAGATAAATAGCATTCGTGTGAAATATCTTAATCTGATTACGGAAAGTATAGATGGGTTGTTTGGCGAAGATGCCATGAAACAGATTTACGGAGATATTGTCCCGGATGAACTTGCAATTGTGGAGTTTGTAGAGCAGGTTATCCCTGTTATGAATAAGCTTTTCAATAAACGTTTTGAACAGGTGCAGAACAAATACAATATTAAAAGACGTGGGGCAAAATAATGAACAATGTCATGCTGGACAATTTGCCTACTGAATGGAACGGATACAAAGTAAATACCGATTTCCGCATAGGTATGCAGATTTATATTTTGCAATATGACAAAGAAATGAATGAGTACGAGAAAACAACTTCTATTCTTTATCTTATGTTCTCTGATGAATACGGAGAACTTAGAGACCATCCACAGTACAATGAGTTAAATGAATGTATTTCCTGGTATTTAAACGGATGGTATCACGACAATACCGGCAGTAGTAAAAATACAAAGCGTTTTATTGACTATGATGTAGATCAATGGAGAATATACGCAGATTTCTTGCAGATATACGGAATTGATTTGTCCGTAGCAGATATGCACTGGTGGAAATTTAATGGCTTGATCTGGAATATGCCAAGAAGATTATCTTCTCTCATGGAGGTAATTGAGATCCGACAGAAGAAGATTGAAAAGAACATGAGTTCCAAGGAAAAAGACGCAATCAGAAACGCACAGAATAGATATGCTTTGGAACAGCCAGAAAAAGAGTATACCAGCGAAGAAAAAGAAAAGATAGACGATTATGATCGCATGATGGAAGAAATAAGAAAGCAGAAAGAAACAGAACAGGAAGCATTGAAACAGTTTAAGAAATGAGGACTTTAGCATGGCTGAATATGATGGCGAAATCAGAATAAAAACGTTGATTGAAAATGGAGAAGCATCAAGTAAGCTCATGCAGATGGAATCACAGTTTCAGAAGCTTGCAAGAGAATCTGATAAGTTTTCCAAGACACTGAAAGATCTGGCAAGTCAGAAGATTCCAACAGAGGAATATAAGGCTGTGCAGATGCAGATAGAAAAAGATACTGCTTCTCTTGATAAACTTCTTGCCAGAATGGATAAATTCTTAGAAACAGGTGGAAGCAGTAAAAGCACAACCTTTAAAAGAATGCAATACGAAGTTGAGGAATTAACAAACTCAATTAAATATGCAAAAGGTGAGCTTGCTGCAATGGAATCTTCCGGTACTGCTTTTATAGATCCTACAACTACAGAGGAATATAGCAAAGTATCTGAAAAGCTTCTTGATGTACAGAGCAAACAAGAAGTTCTTAATCAGAAGATGAGAGAAACAGTTGTCAATGAGAAATCTATTGGTGCTGGTGCGAAAGACATTGAAAAAGTAGGAAAATCAGCAAAAAAATCTTCTGGCTTAATATCTGACATGACAAAACGAATAAAGCAGACAGTAGTTAGTTTTGCAATATTTGGTGCGGTCATGAAAGTATCTCAGACCATATCCAAGGCATTTACAGAAGGTATACAGAACATGGCGAAGTATTCTTCTGAATTTAATGGAAAAATGTCTGAAATGGCAAGTGCTACGGCTACATTGAAAAATTCTATCGGAGCATTGACAGCACCTATCATATCTGCATTGACACCAGCAATCGTAACCTTATGCACATGGATTACAAATGCCATTAATGCCATGAACAGATTTATTGCGGTTATTAGCGGAAAAAGCACTTGGACAAAAGCAAAGAAGCAGCAGGTAGACTATGCGGCATCTCTTGATAAAACAGCCGGTTCTGCCAAAAAAGCGGCTGGAGCATTGGCGGCTTTTGATGACTTGAATGTATTGCAGAAAAATGATTCTGGAAGCGGTAGTGGTGGATCTGGTAGTGGAGGATCTGATTTATATGAAGAAGTTCCTACTTCCAGTGATTTGACAAAAAAGTTACAGCCTTTTCTTGATTTTCTTAAGAAAACAAAAGCATCTATTGAAAAAGGTTGGAGCGATACATGGAAGAAATTGGATATTTCATCTCAACTTGTCAACATCAAGGCAAGTGCAGAAAGCATAAAAAATACATTGGCTGATATTTTTACCGATCCATTTGTACTTGCATCAGTCGATAATTTTGTGCAGACCGTAGCATATTCTCTTGGAAGCATGGCGGCATCCGTGACCAGCATCGGAGCAACGATCGCAGAAAACTTTGTTGGTGGAATGGCGATTTTTCTTGAAAATAATTCCTGGGATATCAAAGGATATATTCAAAAAATGTTTGATGTGTCGGCAGACATAGCAGCACTTGCAGCAGATGGATTAGAAGCATTTGCAAATGTGTTTTCAGTATTTGGGGATGAAAATGGACAGCAGATCACAGCTAACCTGATTCAGATTTTTGCGGATGCGTTCATGATGGTTACAGAGAATGCAGCAAAATTTGCAAGAGATGTCATTGACTGTATCGTGACACCTTTTGTAGAGAATCAGGATGCTTTAAAAGATGCGTTGGATGGGGTTCTTGGTGTGATTGCTGATTTAACAACGACTATATCAGACGGCGTGCAGCATGTGACCGATAAAATCACAGAATTGTACGATGAACATATTCATCCGTTTATCGAAAATGTAAAAAATGGAATGTCAGAATTAATAGCAAAATTTCTTGAATTTTGGAGCACTTATGTACAGCCTATTTTAGAGAATCTGGCGTTAATGTTTGAGGATACCTATGAAAATCATTTAAAGCCTGTGTTCGATAATATTTTCGAAATAATTGGAATCGTGATAGACATACTGAACGATTTATGGACAAATATTTTGCAGCCGATTATTGCATGGATTATTGAAAATGTGCTTCCGGTAATTCTGCCGATTATTGAAAACCTGAGCCAGAATATAAAAGACAGCGTCGATTTTATTTTAGATCTGATCAATTTTTTACTGGCAGGGGTAAAACTTGTATTTGCTGCAATTCATGCATTACTTACGAAAGACACAGATAAAGCATTACGCCAGGCAGAAAAATCAGTAAAAGATTTTGTGAACAGCATTATTCAGATGTTCGAAAATATGGTGAACCGGGTTATTAATGGTATCAATTCACTGATTTCTGGCTTTAATAGCATTGGATTTGATTTACCTGACTTTTTAGGTGGAGGTTCTTGGCATCCAAACATTCCGACGATTCCGACTGTAAGCCTGCCGCGTCTTGCCAACGGTGGTATCACAACCGGAAGGACACTCGCGGAAATCGGAGAAGCTGGAAGAGAAGCCGTGCTGCCACTTGAAAATAATACCGGCTGGATGGACGACCTTGCATCGAAGCTTGCAAGCAAAATGCCGGACTACAGCGGTGCAAAGACAGTAGTACTGGCGGTGGATGGTAAAGAGTTCGCAAGAATCAATCTGCCGTATTTACAAGACGAAGAAATAAGACTTGGGATAGCGGAGGGATAAGATGGTACATAAGTATACACAAGGACTTATCATTGATGGAATTACATATAATATCCCGATGGTGTCTATCCAGAGGACACTGGACTTTCTGGAAAAGTATGCAGAGAGGACAGAGGACGGCGACATGAAAAACGAGACCATCGGACTTTATAAGAATTATACGATCTCAATCGGAACGATCGATGATGCAGAAATGTATGACAAGCTGATAGATCATATAACGGATTGCGAGAACAGATTCCATCATGTATCACTACCGGATGCTAGTAAGCAGTTTGATTTTTATGGGTATTTTTCCTCTATTAAAGATGAAGTGGAAAAGGTACTGGACAACGGAGCGCAGTATAAAGGATTGTCTTGGAAAATGACGAGCAAGAAACCATCAAGGACACCGTAAGGGGGCATTTATGAGAACATATTGCAGGGCAGAAATGAAATTTATAGATGTTACCGCACTTGCGGATGCAACGGTTACGACAAATGATAACCAAGGCATAGGTTCAGTTGGACTATTTGCAGAGCAGACTGCTTCGTCTGATTATGGAACTTTCGAACTGAACCAATTTATACTTGATGGAAGTAAAAGTGTGCTGCCGGAAAATCCAAACGATATTGCATTCTGGAGTGCTGCATTATCAAAGGATGGCTGCACGTTTGAAACGAATCCCAAAATCACGATCACATTTAAGGAGCAGCATACATCCGCAGCGATCACACTTTATTTTGAAGATGAACCACCAGCAGAGCTGAAAATCACATGGTATACAATCGCCGGTACAAAATTAATCACAGAGACCTTTTACCCGAACAGCCTTATTTATGTTTGCAATACACAGGCGCAGAATTACGGAAAAATTGAGATTGAATTTGTAAAGACAACTTTTCCACAGAGATATATTAAGCTTCAGTATATTTTATACGGAAAATATATCGTATGGGATAAGGATATGATCCAGACAGCCAAGGTGCAGGAGGACATTGATGTGACTTCTGCAACCTTGTCTATCAACGAAGCGGATATTTCGATTGTTGATATGAATAATGATTTTGACGCAGAAAACGAAAACGGAGCATGGAAGAGTGTACAGAAAACGCAGGAAGTTACATTGTCAGAGTTTAAGAACGGAAACATGATTCCTATGGGAGCATTCTTCATCAACGACTTTTCTTTTTCAAAGAATATTGCAAAATTTAAGCTGGTTGATGTAGTTGGTTTATTAGATAAGTATACATTTTATGAAGGACAGATATATAACAATGTCCGCGCAGAAGTGATACTGAATGCGATATTTGCCACTGCCGGTATCAAAAAATATACGATTGATGAAGAAGTCGGCAACATACTTTTAAGTGGCTATTTAGCCATCCAGACGTGCCGCAAGGCATTGCAACAGGTATGCTTTGCGTGTGGTGCGGTTGCGGATGACAGCCGGAGCGATAAAATCAAGGTTTATAAGCCAGACAGATATGTGAAATCCACTGTCGGGACGGATCGCAAATTTAATGGAAATACGAAAGTATCTCTTGAAAAATATATCTCTGGTGTGAATATTGAGATGAAAAACTATGCATTGGAAGAAAAGACATCTGATATTTATAAGAAAACATTGCCGGCCGGAGATACGAAGATCACTTTTTCAAGTCCATATCTGCCATCGTCCATCACGGCAAGTGCCGGCACGTTGAAAGAAGTAAAAACGAATTATCTCATCATTAACATGCCGACTGCCGGACAGTGCCAGATTACAGGTATTAAATATGCAAACACGACTTTTTCCTACGAAAAGAGTGTAGATAAAATCGAAGCTGGGGAAACAGAAAATATAAAGAAATACAGTGGATGTACCATTTATAATGCTGATATATTACCCGATATCGCCGCATATCTTTTGGATTATCATGCCTTGAGAAAAAAAGTGGGGATGAAGTACCTGGTTGACTTAGAGCAGGTAGGAAATTGGGCAAATATAAATTCTATCGGTGGCAAGACATCGACAACATTGATCGAGAGCCAGACTCTTGACCTCGCTGGTGGATTTATCGCAACAGCAACATGTAGGGGATATTCAATCGTTGTGACAGAGGATGTGTTTGCCGGAACTGAATTGTATACGGGAGGAGATGTGATTATTTAATGGAGACACGACCAATCATATACAGCGCAAAATTATCAAGCCAAAATGTGAAGACGAAAACAAAAGTCACAATCACAGTGGTGGCAGATGATATAGAAACTTATTATACAGAGCTGAAATATACATCAAATAATAAAGAATTAATAGCAGGACAGGAGATAGGAGTGATTTAATGGCAATTGTAAAAGTAAGGGTACAGGTTGATGGTGTGTGGACGAATTTGACGTTAAGTAATGGCAAATGGGTAGGAACATTTACAGCCCCGTCTATCACTTCTTATAATCTGGCAAACAAGTATTATCCGATCAAGATTGAAGTTACCAATGATGCAGGTACGGTTGTGACGAAAGATGCGACGGATGCAACACTTGGAGAGATGCTAAGACTGGTTGTAAAAGAGACGATGAAGCCAAAGATTACCTTGGTATCTCCGTCAAAAGGAGCATATGTTACGAACAATAAGCAGCCAATCACATTTAAAGTCGTGGATGAAGCCGGTGGATCAGGAGTTAAGCTGTCATCTGTAAAAATTAAAGTAGACAGCACTACATACACAACTTCAAGCACAGGAATGGTAAGTAAAGGGATTACAAATGGTTATCAGTTTACATTTACGCCACAGACGGCACTTAAGGATGGAAACCACACTATCACGATCAATGCGTCAGATAATGACGGAAATGCGGCGACTACCGTTTCATCAACATTTACAATTGACACAGTGCCGCCGACATTGACAATTTCTTCTCCACAGACAGGGCTAATCACAAATAAATCTGCGCTTACAGTAACCGGTAAAACGAATGATGCAACTTCAAGTCCGATAACATTGACTATGACATTAAACGGCACGAGCCTAGGAACAGTAGCGGTAGAAACTGATGGAAGCTTTTCGAAAGTGGTTACTCTTGCAGAGGGAACGAACAGTATTGTGGTTACGGCTAAAGACGGAGCCGGACAGACTACCAGCATTACATTGAGTGTCAAGCTTGATACTACGGTTCCTGTGTTAAAAGGCATTACACTTGCACCAAATCCGGTAAGCACAAGTGCAAGTGTAGCAATTACGGTTGAGGTCAGCTGATGGCTTCTGGAACAATCAGTTTTGAACTGTCAACAGACATCACTTACGTTGCCGGAACTGTAAATGGTGTTGAGACAGTTTTTATTCAGGATGAAGCGTATCCGGTCAAGTGGAGAGCGACGGTAGATGTGGCAGAGGACAGCCTATATCATATATATCTTGAAATGTATGATGAGGCAGGTAATAAGAGTATTTATGAGAATACGATTGAGTATATTCTTCCGTGGTTTGTCTACGACAGGACACAAGAGGATGTAGACCGGGTGATTGAACTTCAAAACATTGGCTGGGAGAAGATGTCGGCTGCCGAAAAGGAAGAATGGAAGAAAGGACTTAAGGGAGCTTTTAATCTATCTGATGTAAAAAGAAATGAGAATAACTGTTATGTCATAGCGCAGCTGCTTAATATTTCTCTTATTACATGTAAGGATAATCTTCCAGTATATCCGGATAAAACGTACTTTGACAATCTGTTAAAGAATGTAGCTACTTTGAGAAATGCCGGGTATCGATACGCGGAAACGCCACCGGTCCCACAGCAACCAATTAACACATACCAGAAGATCAATGATATTGAGAGAATATTACATGACATTTATGAAGTTTATAATTCAAACTTTGTCCATTACTCAGGCGAAGAAATCTATGCCGGACAGAGCATTGGATTACTTTTATAAGAAAGAGAGGATTTTATTATGGCTTTTAGTTTAAAGACATGGGTAAATCGTATTTCTGAGTACCCGAACAGAAGAAAATTAACACATGAGGACGGCAGCACGGAACTTGTGACCGTAGCGAGAGCAGAGGGACAGATCTCAGCAGAGGGAAATGCATTTTCCGCAGAAGAGATGAATGATCTGGAGAACAGGATCAAGGGTGGATTTGATGAGGTTAACCAGAGTTTAACTACAAAATTATCACTATCGTCATTCAAAGTCGTCACTCTTGGTGGAAATACCAATTTAAACGACCTTTCAGAATGTGGGATATATTCAGTAAAAGGCGGCTTAAATTCACCTAGTGGCGACTGGGTAATAATGATGGTTTTACCGATAAATGGAGATGCAAATTATGTTCATCAAATTTGTTTTATATTAGGTCGTGCTAGACCATTTGCAAGAGCATATGCTTATGGTTCGTGGACTGATTGGGTGGAGTTATAATTTTTAGTTATCATTATAACAACGACTAAAATGTGTATTTATTTTATTCCATAAACCTGATATGTAGAATAGCTATATCCTTTATTATAAAAACCGTGTAATGTTATATAAGTTGGTTTTATATTCATACTACATGCACCAATATAAGATTCTGATGAATATCGTATGAATCCAAGATTAATGCTGCCGATTAATTTTAAAAAATCGACATTTATTATCTTAGAATCATTTACGGCACAAATTAACAAGTATTTATAATCATCGCAATTAAATTTACAGTTTTTATTATCATCAATTAACAAATCGATTTTATTAACAGTTAAACTCTGGTTATGCGAAGTAAAATGGGACAAAAAAATTATTACGATATATTATAATTGAATTATACAAAAGAAAGGAGAGCTTATGGAAAACGAAGATATTGTAAAAGCTCTTACTGAGCATAGTGAAAAAATTAAGGTAGCAAACCGTCGTATTGATGACCTTGAGAAACAGCAACAGCAGATCCAAGAATTAACGATTTCCGTACAGGAACTTGCAATGTCAGTTAAAAATATGGTTGAAGTTCAGAAAAATCACAGTGATAAACTTGCAGAGTTAGAATCCAGACCAGCACAAAACTGGAATACTGTAACAAAAACAGTTTTAACAACAATTATTGGAGCGATTGCAGGAGCTGCAACACTGGCTTTTGTAAATGCAATAGTTCCATTCTTATGAAGGAGATGTATAAAATGAAAAATAAGACATATGATTTAATCAAGGATGTATCTTTACTCTGGATGCCTATTTTCATTACATTTTATGGTGTATTGAGTGCAACATGGGGATTTCCCTATGGAGAACAGATTTTAGCAACATTGACCGGACTTAATGCGGCACTTGGTGCAGTTGTAAAGTATTACAAAGCAATGTATGACAAAGAAAGCGAGGAATAATACATATGATTATTAACGTACATGCCGGTCACAATCCGGACGGAAAAGTAGCGTGTGGAGCAATTGGGATTGTCCGGGAGTCCACAGAAGCCAGAAATGTAAAGAATGAGGTTATCAGACAGTTAAATGGGTTAGGACATACTGTTTATGATTGCACTGTGGAAAATGGCAAAAGTGCGAACAACGTACTTTGCAACATCGTAAATAAGTGTAATGCTCATGCGGCTGATCTTGATGTGTCCATCCATTTCAATGCAGGTGCGAAGGATATGTCTGGAAACGGACGGACAACAGGTGTAGAAGCATATATTTATAGTGATAATAGCAAAGCAAAACCATTTGCAGAGAAAATTGTGAAAGCAATTGCAGCACTTGGATTTAAAAATCGTGGTGTGAAGATTAACAAAAAGCTTTACGTGCTCAATCACACAAAAGCACCTGCGATGCTGATTGAATGTTGCTTCTTGGATGATAAAGACGATGTAGCACTGTATGACTTTAAGAGCATGGCAAGTGCAATTGTTTACGGAATTACCGGACAGCAGTACATTGAACCATCCAATAACACATCTGATGATGATGCTGCAACTTCTGGATCAGAGACAAGCGTAGGTGATAAAGATTCTATTTATCGTGTACAGGTCGGAGCGTATCGCAACAAAGCAAATGCTATTGCCTTGCAGGAAAAATTGAAAGCAGCAGGATTTGATGCTGCGATTGTAAAAGCGTAAAATAAAGGGCGGTTAGAATTTCTAATCGCCCTTTTTAATATACTTGTACTAATTAATATTAACCACTAGGAAATAGTTATTTAGTACAAGTCCTAGATATAAAATATAAAGCCAGTAATTTCAAAGGCTTCATTCAAATAAATTTCTTTTATTATTCTATGCCAAAATTCTTGTTTTCCTTTTTGATCTAGTTGTTTGTAAAGTTCTTTCCAGTCTTCCGGGATCTGCTTCTTAAATTCCTCAATCCTTACAACTTTGTTGTTTGACAACTCCTCAGTTATGGAATTTATTTTTTCTGATAAGACACTGTATTTCTTTTCGTATTCTGGGATATCAATTCTTCCTTTTTCAAAAAGGTAATTCAGTCTGTCACGCTCCCCTATTGCATCATTAAGTTTCTTATTCAAATTGCGCTTTGGTTTACCTGCTTCTTTTTTTACATCAAATTCAAGATTTTTTAATGCTGCATCAAGATTTTCAAGAAGATATTTTTCTGTTTTTGCTTCTGATACTAATTTTGTTTTGTGCAATTTCTCATTTCCGCCGAACCAGCATCTTTGATATTGCCGGTGCTTTTTGGTCTTCCTGTCTATGCTATAAAAACTTGACATTTTTCTGCCACATATAGGACAGCGGAATAATCCGCTGAATAAATATATATGACCGGACGGAGCGTATTTTATCTGATTGACACTTCTTATTTCTTCCATTTGGTCTTTAGTGAAATAAGGCTCACAGAAATGGTCATTCTCCCTTACTTTTCCAATATACAGATCTGATTTGATCATTGTGTCCAATTTGTGTCTGGTAAAATCTGGGATGAAGTTTTCACGAACCCACAGAACAGTACCACGTTTGCTTTTGGTTGCTAATAAATAATCAAATATAGCCCTTGTCTGTTCCTCATTATCATGTACGACTTTCTTTACACCATCTGTTTTCTCTATTTTGAATCCTATAGGCACTCTGCCAGTGTAAGCTTTCCCCTCACGGATTTTATAAGCTGCGGTGTCTTTGTATCGTTCAGATATGACCGCCCATTCTAATTCTGCCATGTTTGCCATCTGGTACATGAAGTTCTTTCCGTATGGCGTGGAAGTATCGATTTGCTGACTTACTGATATCAAGTTGCATCCTGCGCTTTCCATGTCGTGATAGAGGTTACAGAAATCTCTCATATTTCTTGCTATACGATCGTATCTCATAATGACAACTGCATTGATTCTTCCGGCTCTGACATCATCCATCATGCGCTGAAAGTCCTTTCTTTTTGCCGTGCTATGCCCTGTGATCGCATAATCTCCAGAATAAACGATTATATTTGCATCAGGGTAAGTTTTATTAATGTACTTTCTACAATCGTCTATTTGCTGTTCCATTGATTCTGAATTATCATCTTTTTTTGATTTTCTTGGATAAATTGCTATGTTCATTTTTAACTCCCTTTAAAAAAAGTCCCTCATTTGCTAGAGGGACTGTATACTATTCTATTTCTATAATATCTGCCGAGTATCCAATAACTTCTCCAACGCTTTTAATATGAACTTTTAGCGTTATAGTATCGTCTTTGGACATTTCCATTACCTTTGCTTTTACATCATCATCTTTTATATAGCATTGGACACCAACAATTGCAAATTTGTCTGTCTGAGAGAATACCCCGATATACTTACCGTTGCTGTCAATAACATCTAATCGACCAGTAATTTCTAAGTATTTGTCATTGTAAGTATCTTCTGCTTTCATTGAATTGTTTTTCAAATCATCCATCATGGTGCTTACATCAACCGCAGTATATTCAATTTCTGGCTCTGATTCGGTCTCAACTTCCTTTACCTCTGGTGTCGAATCTTGAGTTTCGTTTGTGCTTGATGATTGTGAAGTGGTAGTAGTTTCTGAATTGTCGGAATTTCCACCAGAAGCAGAACCGATAGCTGCAAGAACCAGGATCACAATTAAAACAATCGCCCATTTCGGTAAACCTTGTTTCTTTTTGCATACTGGACATATTTTTGCTTTCTTAGGAATCTCTGATTGACAGTGTTTACATACTTTAGTATCTTTTAATTCGTTCATGATTTTGAACTCCCCTTTCTTTTGATACTACAATTATAAAGCAAAATGATTATAAAACAATACATTTTTGTCATTTTTTTATGACATTTTTTTGCAAAATGAAAGTTTAGGATAAAAAACAAATGGATGCGTTATTGATTTTTCGAACATACGTTCGTATACTTTATGTATCAAATAGAAAGGTGGTATTGGATATGGGAGAGCTTAAAGAGAAAATAATAGAATTAATAGAGAAGTGCATGGACGAGGATGATCTCCGAACCATATATGCATTTATAAAGAGGTTTTTGAGATAAAAGAAAAAGACAAGGGTTTGCGCATTGCCCTTGTCTTTCTTTTTACTTCTTCACAAACATTTCTGCCATCTTCTGGATTGTGTTCCATTCGTCTTCATCCAGTTGTGATATAGCGGTTATGAATTTGTACCGCTGGTCGTCTTCCCCGGCTTTCAGAACATCTGCAAGAAATTCAGCTATCTTTTCATTCTCTGTCTTTTGAATGAACATTTCGCCTTTTCCGGTCTCGAGCCATTCCTTATTAACATCAAACAATCGACAAATAAGTTTGATCGACTGGGTTGATAGATTTCTTTGACCAGTTTCTACTAAAGATATGAAATTTTTAGTTAAACCAATTTCTTTAGCAAACTTTTCTTGTGACATTCCAAGCGATTTTCTCAACTGTTTTATTTGCTCATCCACTTATTATCACCTCCCACTAGTATAATAATACAAAAATCACACAATGTCAAACAAAAATATTAAAAAATGTTTGACAATACAAACTACGTATGATATTATAATCACACAAGGTAATACAAACACGAAAGGAAGTGAGCAGATGAACGAAGAAAAGGAAAAGGCCCTTGCAAGATTAGCTGAAACAGTATCACAGCTGGACAAAGTGAGCTTCAACTACATTCTCGGTGTTGCGGATGGTATGGCAATCTCAAAGAAACAGGCGGAACTTGACAAGCAGATTGCCATGTGTGGGAGCGTTAAATAATGAGAAAGGAGATTCCTATGAACAAAGCAGACATGGAAATTACACCAGAGAGGAAAGCCAAGATTATGGACATTCTGTTAGAGATTTACGAAAGACAGGAAGGAATTAAGCTTGTAGTCAAGGACAAGGCATCATGAAAAATGTAGCAAAAGTTTTTATAGCGGTAGGGCTTGGAATCCTGTTTCTTGGCGGAATGCTCGATGCGGATGGAACGTATTATGTTTTTCTGCTGATCGAAATGGCACTCGGTGCGGTGATTGCACTTATTGGAGTTGTGATCTTGGATGTTGAGAAACGCCGGGAAGAAAAGCGGAAAGCAGACTTTAACATGATCCGCCGGAAGGACAAGCTTGACGCTGATGTTGAGTTCCTTGGGGAATTTGAGGACAAAAAAATAGCACCATGAATGTTTTGGCGAACGCAGGTGCTATTTAAACGTAGGAATACAAAAGTATTTCTGCGTTTATTGTAACACATAGTTAAATTTTTGGAAAGCGTGATTTTATGTTTTACAGAAAATGCAGAATCTGTGGATGTAGTTTAGATCCCGGGGAAGGAAACATGTGTGAAGAATGCCGGGACGAACATTACATGAATCAACAGCGTGAGAAAGCGGTCAGATGCATGGTTTTATCTACAGATTTTAGACAGATGGAAATGGAGGAATTTTTAAATGGCAGCGCCTAGTTTGACATGGAAGGATTTAGGAATACTCAAGGATGCACTGGCAGAATTTGAAAGAACACTGGAAGATTTAGGCATAGAAGCCGGTGAAGTCTCATGGCATACCGACGGAAGTATTCATGGTGAATTCGTGTATGGTATAAGAAAGCTGATTACCAACACAGACGATGATGGGGAGGGATTTTCTCATAGATATGAATGATTACATACCGGACAGCCTTGATATGCTCGAAGAGTACGAGAGGGACAGAGAACGCCGCCACAGATTATATGAGAAACAAGCCAGACGTGAAGAGATGGCAGATATTGAATCAGAGGAAGAGAGGATAAAAGAAAGATGGAAGAAATCAGAGTAAATGTAGAGCAGAAAAATGGTGTTATTGGTTTTAATTTTGAGGAGATTAAGGAAAAACTTAATTCCGAACTGGAAATTTATAAAAATATGATTTTCACAGAGGATTCCAAAACAGAAGCAAAAAAGACAATTGCAAGTCTCAGAAAACTGAAAAAATCAGTCAACGATAAAAAGCTGGAAGTAAAGAAATCTTTTATGATTCCCTACACAAATTTTGAAGCGCAGGTAAAGGAACTGGACAATCTGATTGATGAACCAATTAATTTTATTAATAATCAGGTGGAAGAATTTGAGCGTAGGCGTGTGGAAGAAAAGAAATCGCTGATTTCTGAAATCTATACGGAGATCATGGCAGAGCATGTGGAAGCGAGCGGATATCTTCCGTTACAGAGAATTTATGATAGCAAGTGGGAGAATGCCACCACTACAAAGAAAGCAATCACAGAAGCCATTGCAGAGCGAGTGGATCATGTAGAAAAAGACCTCGGTATTATCCGTAGCATGGGATCAGAGTTTGAGGATAAGGGGATTGAGAAATACAAGGCAACCTTAGAATTATCAGATGCTATTGAGATCATGAATCAGTATCAGAAACAGAAAGAAGAGATTTTGCGCAGACAGGAAGAGGAAGCCAAAAGAAAAGCCGAAGAGGAAGCACGTAAGGAGTCCGAGACAAATTCAGAACCGGATATTGCAGTGAATGAAACACCAATTACAGATAATGTACCGGAAGAAAAATTTGTAGAACCGAAGCCAGCAAACAACGTAGTTACTTATGAGGTTGTTGCTGATCCGTTCCAGATCGTGCAGTTGGAAGCACAGATGCGCAGCTTAGAAATTAAGTATAGGAGATTACGATAATGGCAGAGACAGCAAAACAGATGAACATATACCAGGCAATATCAAAGTGCATGGAAGAAATCGGTGCGGTTGGAAAAAATGATGTGAATAAGACGCAGGGGTTTAAATACCGCGGAATTGATGCGGTGATGAATGCAATCAATCCGGCATTGGTCAACAATCATATATTTATCGTTCCAGAGGTCTTAGAACAGACCAGAGAAGAAAGAAAATCCATAAAAGGTTCAACGCTGATCTATTCGGTCTGCAAGATTAAATACACCTTTTTTGCAGAAGATGGGAGCAGCATCACAGCCGTAACGATCGGCGAAGGAATGGACAGCGGAGATAAGGCTACGAATAAAGCAATGGCGATCGCTTTTAAATATGCTTGTTTTCAAGTGTTCTGTATTCCTACCGAAGAGATGCAGGATCCAGATTCAGAAAGCCATACGGTAGAACCTAAAAATGATTTTGTTCCAGCAACCGTAGAACAGCTTAGGACAATGACAGATTTTGTAAGCGCGTATTCTGATATGTGTGAGAATGCTACATCCAATGATATCTGGAAAACGCTGAAAGAAAAATATCATTTTGAAAAGACTTCAGATCTATCAAGTGAAATGGCTGCTAAGATCATTGAACAGGTTAAGTGCTGGTATAAGAAAAAGAAAGCAGAGTAGCTTATGGATACTATAGGAAAACTGACCGGAGCGAGCCGTACATTAAATGGACAAGGCATCATCCTTACATTTGAGGTTGATTCTTCGGCAGCAGGACAGGTTGAAAATATGAGATCAGATGATCTGTTACGTATCCGAGCGGTCAAATATAAGCAGAAACGAAGCCTTGATGCAAATGCTTATGCGTGGGTATTAATGACGAAGATTGCCAATCATCCAGATATATCTTCAAGTAAAGAGGATGTATATGAGCAGATGCTCCAGAAATATGGAACATTATATGAGGATGAAGATGGATATATCACAATCACAGTAAAAAAATCAGTGGATATGTCAAAGGTAGATGGTCATTGGAAATTTATTAAAGACAATGGGAAATTTGCTTCATATCTGATGATTAAAGGATCCAGTGAATACGATACTGCCGAAATGAGCCACTTTATAGATCGGATTGTTGAAGAAGCAAAGGAACTTGGAATTGAGACAGCTACACCGGATGAATTGGAACGAATGAAACAGGAGTGGGGAACATGAGTAAAAAGCTTTGGAGCGTGTTCACGGATGATATGGATCACTGTTATTTTACCGGAACATATCCGGTGGAAAGACATCATATCTTTGGAAGTTCAAACCGTAAAAACAGTGAAAAGTATGGTTTTGTTATTCCACTCAGACCGGATCTGCATCCTAACGGAGCGCAGAGAGGCACCAATGCAAAAGAAATTGATTTGAAATTAAAAACTATGGCGCAGGAATATTTTGAATCTCATTACGGTACTAGAGAAGAGTTCAGAAGTATTTTTGGAAAGTCGTGGTTATAGGGTTGGAACACCTTGCCGTCCGGCAGAAAGAAACCTATTCATGCAGAAAATGATATATCACGAATTATTGGAAGCTGGTTATTATCTCCGGGGTTAGTCCCGGAGAAGAAAGGGGATTAATGAATACGATAAACGATATTCCCTATGGACACAAAGAGCCACTGGCTAGAATGTCCAACCCGGTAAAAGACAGAAAGTTTCGGAAAATGGTCGAGAGTGCGAACAATGAAGGTGACTGTATTATTAACGTTGGCAATGGTTATTACAGACCAGTTCCAGGTGATACGGTGGATGAGAAAGAACTTCAAGAATATCTTGCAAAAGATCTACATAGAGCTAGAGCGGTTCTAAAGAAGCGGCTCTCGATGAAAATGACATTTGAAAGGTGGCGTGAGATTGGAATACTTACTAATCATTCCAGGGAGACTGGATAATCTGAATGATTTTATCCGTGCGGATAAGGCAAGCAGATATAAAGGCGGAGAGATGAAAAAGCAGAATGAAGCTATTGTTTCTGTGTGCATCAGAAAGTGCCTGAGAGACGTAAATATCAATAAAAAAGTATTTATGGAATATCTGTGGGTGGAAAAGAATAAAAGGCGTGATCTGGACAATATATCGTCATTCGGCAGAAAAGTGATCCAGGATGCATTAGTTAACTGCCATGTATTAAAAAATGATGGCTGGGAGCAGATCTGTGGATTCTCTGATGAATTTCGTATAGATGCTGAAAATCCACGGATTGAAGTTCGGATTCGGGAGGTGGAAACTTGAACTATTTAGCTGAGATAAAAGCATTTTACGACAGGCTCGAACTAAACCCGCAGCCCAACACTGCAATCGCCTTATGGCATGCGTTAATGTCCATAGCGAATAAAGCAGGGTGGCCAGATACGTTTACGGTAGCCTCGTCAGTCCTTGGACTTCGGTCTGGATTAAATGCATCAGCGTTAAAGAGAGCGAGAAACAAGCTTGCTACAGATGGGTTCATCGAATGGAAATCGCGCGGTGGTAATCTTGCGGCACAATATAAAATAAATAGTCTTGTGGTTCAAAATTACAGTAAAAATGAACCACAGTTTGAACCACAAAGTGAACTGCAAATTGCACCACAGTTTGAACCACAAAGTGAACCTATTAATAAACAAAGACATAAACATAAACAAAATACACCCCCTATATCCCCCGTTGAAAAATTCGGAGAGTTTGCCGCGGCCTATCCGAAACGGTGTACTGGCTGTCTTGCTGAAACAGAATACTGCAATGCGGTACTGGCTGGTGTACCGGAAGATGATCTGGTATTGGCCGCACAGAATTATGCAGATATATGCAGACGGGAGAAAACAGCAGAGCGGTATATTAAAAAGCCGGAGAACTTTTTACGAGAGAACTGGTTTATGCAGTATCTGAAAGGAGAGAACGATGGATCAGTTGGAAGAGATACTGGAACGCATGAAAAATCACTCAACGAACTTATGCAGGAATGCGGAGACACCGGAGACTTCCAGGGATTCTGATGTGTGTCCAATTTGCGAAGGCTGGGAGTGGATCTTGAAAATAAAAGACGGAGTTGAAATAGCAGTACCGTGTAAGTGCCGTGAGAAAGCGGTCATGTCAAGGCGGTTGCGATTCGCAGATATACCGGAGGCATTCCGTGGGATGGATCTGAGATCGTTTCGAATGGATGTGTACAGGAAGCAGGAAAGTAAAAAGATGGTGTCAGATGCCTGTAAAATCATAAAAACCTATCTGGATGATTTTGAGAGCCAGAAGGAAAGAGGCATGGGACTGTATATCTGGTCTAGGACAAAGGGAAGCGGTAAGACGAGGATTGCTGCCGGGATTGCAAATGAACTGATGAAAAGATATACAGTCAAATTTGCAGTATCACTGACCATCTTGCAGGAAATCAAGAATACATGGCGCAGGGATGCAGCAGGCAATGAAAGCCAGCTTTTAGATGCACTTTCCACAACGGATATTTTAATCATTGATGATTTTGGTGTGGAAGCACCGGCGGCATGGATCAACGACAAAATGTATCAGATCATCAACGAGCGGTACATAAACCAGAAGGTAACGATTTTCACGAGTAATGATCCGCTGGACAAGCTATCCTACGATGACCGGATCACGAACCGGATCAAGGAGCGGACATATCAGATCGCATTTCCAGAAGAATCAGTCCGGGATCATATCGCAGAGCGGATGCAGGAGGAAATCATTGAAAAGATGATAACGAGTGGAAATATAAAATAAAAATTAAGTGGCGAAATAAGGATTATTAACATGGGAGAAATGACAAAGACAAGCGTAAAATACTGCTGGAAATGTAAATATTCGTACAAGCAAAGCCAAACAGAAATCATGTGTGGATATTATTTACAGACCAGATTAAGGCGTAGATGCCCGGTTGGGATGTGCGATAAGTTTGAGAAGAAAGGCAGAAAGAGAAAGGTGAAGTTAAAATGACAGATGAAACCAAGAATGAGATAAAGGCGGTACTGACGCTGTTAAAAAATACACTGGTAAGCAATGGTGTAAGCATAGCACTTGAAAAAAAAGACGATGGATGCATTTGTTTTTTTGATACCGCAGAGTATTGTCGCACCGGGAAATATAAAGGGGTATCTGTTAAAATAACAGATTTAGTGAGGTAGAAATATGATGGAGTGTATGAAGAGCATGGCTAAGAAGCCACAGACCAATGCAGACCGGATCAGAAGCATGACGGATGAGGATTTGGCAGAAGTATTATTTGGAAGTTGCATAGAACACATGGGCGTAGAGGAATGTTCTCATCCTGAAAAGGCTTGCAAATCATGTGTTTTGGATTGGCTTAAGGCAGAAAGTGAGGAATAGCATGGAGAGATTAACGACAAATAAAAGCGTGGCTGACATGTCGATGATCGAGCTGGCACATAATAGCTGCTATGCAGATGATGAGCGCAATGCCAGATACAGAGATTACGAGATGGAAATGGATGCACGAGATTTTGCAAGAAATCTTATGGTCACATTGGCAAAAGATGAATTGCCAGTAGATGATGCAGAGTTTGACGAGGAAATATTGGACAATTTAACGATAGATCCGTTTTCAGATGTCCGTGGTCTGATTGCGTTGTTCTACCGCAATATGTGGGCAATGGCAGATTTGAGGGAAAAGTTGAAAGACTATGAGGATGCCGAGGAGCAGGGCAGGTATATCAAGTTGCCGGAAAAAGTCGAAGAAACGGAATATAGAGAGTGTGTGCACACAAGAACTAAATGCCACCATGAAAATTGCAAGTGTTCGGAATGCCCTCTTACTGAATTGTTTTGTGATGAATTTTATACAGCAATAGATAGGTGCTATGAGGATGCATATGCTAGCGGATGTCTTGCCGGAATGGAAGTGGAAAAAGCCGAAGCCAAGCTGAAAGAAATGGAGAAGGGAAATGGCGCACATAACAAATAAGGAACTGACTATACGGCAGATTGGAAAGTTCTGCACAAACACTCTCTGTAAGAAATGTCCGGTGGCAAAGTGGAATGAGGAAAGCAATCTGCATAATGGATGCATGGAGAGCTTGAGACTGCCAGAGGTATCGAGGATTATGTTGGAGCAGATCAAAGGAAGAAAGGTGAAGCGTGATGGAAGATAGACATTTATACAGAGGTAAAAGAACATTGACAGATAATATGTGGGTGCAATGGGATGGATTTAGTGGTGTACAACCTAATACAGTTATTGAAGAGGAGACAATCTGCCAGTGCACCGGATGTAAGGACAAAAATGGCAAGCTGATCTGGGAGAATGACATTCTTTCAGGGCATATCGACAATGAGTTTCCAGAAGATGAGACGAGAAAGTGTGTATTGTGGCACGAAAACGGATGGTGTACGAATGAGCCGGGCTGTGATGACTACGAGGAATTGGATGATTTTGATTCAGAGAATTTTGAAGTGATCGGCAACATGATTGATAACCCGGAGCTGTTGGAGGTGTGACTATGACAATTGATGAAGCTATATCACACGCAAGAGAAGTAGCTGAATGCCAAAAGATGTCAGTAAGACTAATCGAAGATAATGCGTATATTCCAGAATCGGTTGATAAAGAAGCCATTACATATGGCAATACTATATGTGCAAACGAACATGAGCAACTTGCTGAATGGTTGGAAGAACTGAAGCAGTACCGCGCAATCGGCACGGTGGAAGAATGCCGGGCGGCGATGGAGAAACAGACGGAAACATTAACGGTTGACAAAGCAAAAACAATAGCTGCAAAAGCAATCTGTATCGGATGTGGGTATCTGACAGACTGTAAATGTGACTACAATGGCAGTAATTGTATGGTCAGTAAGCCGATGCTGGAAAGTGTATTAAAATCGTTTGATGATTGGAACAGGAGGGCGAATGATGGGAAGATTGATTGATGCGGATGAACTAAAGAAATATCTGAAAAAATATTTGCATTATGGACATGCAATTCCTTGGGTTGATGCACAGCCGACCGCCTATGATCCAGACAAAGTTGTAGAACAGTTGGAAAAGCTGAAAAGCCTTGTACCAGTAAATAGGGTACTTGATGATATTGTAAATGATAAACCAAAGGAATTAGGAATGCTTATAGCCTATAACAAGGCAATCGAGATCGTGAAAAGTAGTGAGCAAGAGCAGAAATCTGAATGCGAGTGGAAACTTGAAGATGCGGAATCAAACCTTTATGTAACAGGGTGTGAAAACCGGCAGTTGATATTTGAGGGTACACCAGAAGAAAACGGCTATAAGTATTGCCCTTATTGCGGAAGGAAGATAAAGAGAGGTGGGATAGATGGCTAAAGCAGTATTGGTTATGGACATGCCGGAGTGTTGTGCAGATTGTTATTGCGGATACTTTGAAAGAGACACCAAGGAACTTAATCTGGTATGTGGTGCTACAGGAGAGGATGCGAACAATGTCGGAAAGCCAGATTGGTGTCCGCTCCAGGAACTGCCGAAGAAAAGAGAAATTAATCATAACAAAAATCACTACATAAGTAACTTTTGGACAGATGCAAAGAGCGTAGGTTGGAATGCCTACTTGGATGAAATTTTAAACTAAATCGAAAGGAGTGAGAGGTTTGCTGGCCAGCGTGAAAGAGCTCTTTACTCCAAAAGATAATGGAATCAGTACAGGAAAGAATGGAGCGGATCGGAGCATATGAGAAGATAGCATCTTTTATGCAGAAAGAAAAGCAGCCATATGAATATAAAAGAAAATATGCACAGATCAGAGCAGAAGAGTTCGCAAGTGAATGTGATGGAAGATTGCTCAACTACCATGTTTCTGTCGGTGGACTTGACAGTATAATCTTATACCTGTTTTTACATGAGGTATGCGGAATTGACGCACCAGGAGTCAGTGCATCTACACTGGAAGACAAGAGTATACAGAGAGTACATAAAGCTCTTGGAATTATCAATGTGCCACCGCTCATGCGGGATGATGGTACACGATGGACAAAGCCAAAGGTTATACGGGAGTTTGGCTTTCCGGTCATATCCAAGGAGATTGCAGGAAAAATCGAGTTGCTGCAGAATCCAACCGAGAAGAATAAGACAGTCAGACACGCGATTATAACGGGAGAGACCGGGGAATATGGTGGATGGCAGAAGAATTCGAAGATGCAGCTTAATCAGCGGTGGTTAAAGCTGTTCGGTGGATACGAAAACGAAACCGAAGGATGCGACTTCGGGAAACCGGATTTCTCGGTATCAGCGAAATGCTGTTATTACCTCAAAGAAAAGAATTGTGAAGACTGGGGCAAGGAACATAACAGTGTCCCGTATTTGGGACTGATGGCATCCGAGGGCGGCAGACGTGCCAAGAGCCTGCGAATGAATGGATGCAATTACTTTGGGGCATCCAAAATCAGATCAGCACCATTTGCAATCTTCCATAGGCAGGACATTTTAAAACTCGCACTGGAAATGGACGAACTGTGGAAAGCCGGACTGAAAGAAAAATATCATGAAAGACTTTTGAAGGAAGGAAGATTATCTCAAAGTTTTGAAATGCCTGACAGCATCATTCCAGAGATTTATGGAACTATTGAGAAAAAGCCAGACGGTACATTGTACACGACAAAGGCGCAGCGCACCGGATGCAGTATGTGTGGATTTGGGATTCACATGGAGAAACGACCACATCGATTCGATTTACTATATGAGAGTAACCAAAAAGAGTGGGATTATTTGATGTTCCACATGTGCAAGGATGCTGACGGGAACGACTACGGATGGGCGAAGGTTCTGGACTACATTGGAGTTGGATGGGATCCGACAACGATCGGGGGTAATTGCAAGGGGCAGATGAGCTTGCCATTAGATCAAATGTGATATATAAAAAGCACCTGCCAGAAACAGGTGCGTTGCATTCAAGCCGGGATTCGAACCCGGGACCAATCGCTTAGTAGGCGACCGCTCTATCCAACTGAGCTACTTGGCCGTATTAATAGACAAATAATATGATACTACAACTAATTGTAAAAGTCAATATTACATAGAAAGGAGCCGAACCTCCGGCCGGGGTAACGATATATCGGGTTCCTTTTGGAAAAATGATTAACGGAGAATTGATAGTTGATAATTTTGCCGGTGGTGGCGGTGCATCCACCGGGATAGAATTGGCAACCGGATACAGTGTTGATATTGCCATCAACCATGATCCAGAAGCCATTAAGATGCACAAGGCGAACCACCCGAACACCAAGCATTACTGTGAAAACGTGTGGGCGGTTGATCCTGTAAAGGCTTGCAATGGGCATCCGGTTGGACTTGCCTGGTTCTCCCCAGATTGTAAGCATTTCAGCAAGGCAAAAGGCGGAAAACCAAAAGATAAAAATATCAGAGGTCTTGCATGGGTAGCCTTAAGATGGGCTGGACTTGTAAGACCGAGAGTAATTATGCTGGAGAATGTGGAAGAATTTAAAACATGGGGACCATTAAACAGACGGCATCGTCCAATTAAGAGTAGGCAGGGGAAAACCTTTGAAAAATTTGTGCAGCAGCTTACTGATCTTGGCTATGAAGTAGAATTTAAAGAACTAATTGCAGCCGATTACGGAGCTCCGACTATGAGGAAGAGATTTTTTATGATTGCCCGGTGTGATGGCAAGCCGATTGTCTGGCCAGAGCCGACACACTCACCGTCAGACAGTGAAGAGGTAAAGGCAGGATTGAAAAAACCTTATGTTGGAGCATATACGCAGTTGGATTTTTCCTTGCCCTGTCCAAGTATCTTTGATACTTCAGAAGAAATAAAAGAAAAATACGGAATCCGGGCAGTAAGACCACTGGCACAAAAGACGATGGACAGGATAGCCAGAGGATTAAAAAAATTCGTTTTGGATAATCCAGAGCCTTTTATCATTCAGTGTAATCATGGCGGTGAGCGTAGACCGAACGACATCAGAGAGCCGATGCCGACTATCACCGGAAAGCACGGATATGGGATTGTAGAGCCATATATGGTGCAGATCGGGCAGACTGGATTTACAAAAGACCGAAGCAAGGATGTTAGAGAGCCGCTTACAACGATCGTGAGCAAAAACGAGCATTGTCTTATCAGTCCTACATTGATTCAGTACCATTCTGAAACTTCAAAAGATGGAGTAAGAGGACAGACTATAGAAGATCCGATCATGACAGTTGACAGCTCAAATAGATATGGACTGGTCACATCATTCCTGCATAAGTACTATGACGGAGGATATAAAGGTGCTGGGGAAACAGTAGAAAATCCGCTTCCGACAGTGACCGCATGGGATCATAACAGCGTTGTTACTGCGAATCTGATCCAGATGAACAATCATTGTGACGGAAAAGATATCAGACAGCCATTACCAACGATCACAGCCGGTGACGGACATTTTGGAGAGGTCAGAGCATTTCTGATTAAATACTATGGACAGGGAACAGGGCAAGATATTAAGAAACCGCTTGATACAGTCACTGCACAGGATCGCTTTGGATTAGTGACCATAAATGGGACAGACTATCAGATCGTAGACATTGGATTGCGGATGTTAGAGCCTAAAGAATTATATGGTTGCCAGGGATTCCCGGATGATTACATAATCGACCATGATTATACCGGAAAGACCTACCCGCGGAGCGAACAGGTCAGAAGATGCGGCAATGCAGTGTGTCCGCCGATTCCGGCTGCACTGGTCAGAGCAAATTTACCGGAATTGTGCGTTGCTGAACGGATGCCGAATATGCAGATCGAAGCAGATCAGACTGGTCAACTTAGATTTGCTTAATTCGGAGTTGAGTTAAATTGAGTTAAAACAAGATATGTGAGTTAAATTAGAATTTAATGGAGGTACGAGTATGGATTTTTTAACAAATTTGGACAGTGAAACATTAAAGGCAGAATTATTAGCCTTTTTAGAACTTGGAGATGATGAATTCGACATATCTTCGATGGGAGAATTTGAAGAGCAGTTTGTAGAATTTATCAAAGATGATTTATCTTATGCGGATTAATTAGAATTTAAGGGAGAAATTATATGAGTAAATTTGAAAAGCAAAAACAACCATGTTGTATATGTAAGGGGCATAAAGCCAATGAACCATTTGAAATTAGAGATGATTTTGGTGTCTTATATAAAACATCGCATATCTCTAACTGTCCTTATTGTGGCAGATTTTTAACAGAAAATTATAGCTAAACTGAAAAAGGGGTATGAAATGTCAAGATGCATAACATATCAATCCGGTGGATTCACAAATTACGGAATCAGCTATCGAAAATATAGTCCAGAAGAATTGGAGGAAATAAGAAAAATGAAAGAATTTCCGATTATGACGAAAAAGGGCAAAGAATATATTCCCTACGATATCATTAAACCGCATGAAGAGCAGGCATTAAAAAATCACTGTGGTCAGACATTAGACAGATTAGCAGCCAGAGGAGGTCTGTCTTGGTCGGAAGCCTATGCTGTTCTAACAGACAGCAAATTTCCTTATAGAGATCAGTATATTTCGGAAGAATTTTACGAGAAAAAGGTAAAAGAGATAGTGTCGAATGCGTAGGTAAACTGAACTTTAACGGAGGTATTGAAAACATGGATAAAACAACATTGCATTTTTTCACTGCAATAAAAAACGGTGAAGTAAAACATATAGGAAAAAGCATTATCATACAGCCGGAAGTAAAGTTTGGCGGTGGCACGATAAAATGGTTTGACGACAAGCAGTTAGTGAAAAATAAAGGAGAGGAGACATGTTAAAAAGAGAATATAAAAGAAGAGAACCGACAAATGAGGAAAGAATATTTTTAAAGTCGAGAGGACTTATACCGGACAGCTGGCTAATATTGTACGAAAATAAAAGTGTATTAGTGGTTGTTAGTAGAAGGAGATCATACCGAAAAGTATTAAAAAAACCAAGAAAGAAATTGATGAAAAAGGAAAAAGAACTATGTTAACAGTACAAGAAGTTTACGGTATATGACATTGTCAGAACACAACATTATACATATTTCATGATCTATGATGGTGGATGGAAATATATAGACGCTGACTTATTCCGGGAATGCGATAAAAACTGAATATTGAGATTTTTGCCGGCTGAAATATGCCGGTAAAAAAATACAATAATGTTGCATTAATACGATAATATATTGTGTTTTTATGAACTGATATATGGTATAATGTTGTAAGAAACATAGGTGTCACGCATGGGGAGATGTTTAAAATGAGTAGAGAGGAAACGATAGAGATATGCACACGCATAGACAATTATCTGGGCGATAAAATAGCAGAATCAATTTTAAATAATATCTCATATGACAAAATGGAAGCACGCTATGGGATTATGCCGATTTCACGCACGCATTTTTACAGAAAAAAGAAAATGGCATTAAGGATGCTCAACAGCCAGAGATTGTACGAAGAAGAAAGCAATGGGCAGTTACGCATAATGCTTTGATTCACGCATAGACACACGCATATTATTTAAAATGCACGCATAACGCACGCATGGAACGCATAGACAATTTATTTTCACGCATAGGATAAAAATACCACGCACGCATAAAAAAGTCTGTATTGGCAAAATACGCAAGATAAAAATAAAAAGCCGTTTCAAGTTGTTTCCAATTAAATTTTTCATGTTTTCCCTTTCTGGTCTTCCATCGTCAGCACCGGGCGACCGTTCCACGGTGGACTCTCCAGGGCGGAGCATTTCGGCTATTTTGTGCAAATATCGAATTATACTCATCGCATTCTGTTTTCTTCGGACATCTGGAGCAGCCGCTTTCATAAGTTCCGCAAACCTCTGTTAATTCTTTTTTTGCCCTCCTGTTAATATTATAACACATTAAAAGCGGTGTAATTGCAATATACAAATACACCAAAAATAATGCATAATTAATAGACAATATTTGTGCATTATTTATAATGTAAATCGCTTGAAAACGATTATAAAATCATTTATAATTCCCTTAAAGGAAAGAGAGGTGCGAAACAATGCTTACTTATAAAATAAATGTATTAGAAACGCTGAAAGAAAGCGGATACACCACGTCACGGCTGAGAAAAGAAAAGCTTTTGGGAGAAAACGCAATCCAGACGCTAAGGCGTGGCGACATGGTCGGGATCATCGCATTAGAGAAGATATGTACACTTCTGGATATGCAGCCGGGAAACATTATTAAATATGTAGAAAATGAGAAAAAATAAAATACTTTAAAAATAATGTAAAAAGGTATTGACAGTACACCGGAAATGGTGTATTATAATATCAGAAACAAGGAAAAACACAACACACGGAGGAAAAGAAAATGGAAGAATTAATAAAAAATGAATTAAGAAAAATAATCGGTGAACAGTACGACGGAAGTTTTTTTGAACCAATTACAGGAGTTTATAATAGGAATGGGGAAGCGTGGCAGCTTATTAAATTTGAACAGCCAGTGACCTCACACGATGGGAAAACTTACTGGGTTGTCCTTTTGCAGAAATGGAATTATGATCCGAATGACATAAAATGCGTGGATGACTCGGAGGATGTTTTTTTTAAGGCAGTAGAATTATTTAAAAAAAATCAAGAAATGAGGATAACAAAGATGGAAGAGAAAATATATAAAATATTAGAAGACTGGTTTGATAAAAAAGAGAAATTTCCGTTGCAGAAATTAACCGTTGAGGAAAATGGAGAAATTCAGCATTTTGAAAATGTTAGAATCATTGGAGATGCGGATTGCTGGGACGTAAATGAGTTTTATCAGTACATGGTTCATGACGATAAAGTTTATAAGGTTTATTTTGAAGTGATTCCAGATCAGGATCTGGACATGATCGACTATGAGAAGTCTTATAAAATTGTCGATGTGACAGACGAGTTTGATTTAGAGGATTAAAAAAATGTCAGGGAAATGCGTGGTTTGCGGAAAAGAAAAAGGACGAAATAAATTATACTGCTCGGTAAAATGCCGAGCAGAAGCACAAAGAAACATGAGAAAATGTGTAATTTGCGGAAAAGAATTTTACTCCGCGCCATCAGGAACAGAAAGAACGTGTAGCAGAGGATGCTCGGAAAAGCTCAGGCATTTTTATGGTGTGAGCGATGAAAATAAAGAAGTTTTGAAAAAAGCGCATCTCGGATATGAGAAATCCCCGAACACAGGCAGAAAAGACACGAATGCAAATGCGAAAAGCTGGGTGATCCAGTCGCCAGGAGGTGATGTTTACAGAATTAACAATTTAAAAAAATGGGCAATTGACAATGAGGATATCATAAGCCCAATTAAACCGGATCTTTTTTCTGGTGGAATAAGAGACATTAAAAGATATTTGCTCGGAAAGCATAAAAGTGGGAGTGCTCAGTATAAGGGATGGCGTTTATTAGAATGGAGCGAAGAAAATAAGGCGCGAGAAGGATTTCCGGAGAGAAAAAAGAGAAAACCGAGAAAACAGAAAATGTCAGAAGAGGAGAGGCTGAAAAGAAAACGAGAAAGAGAAAAACGAAGAAACGAGAAAAAACGGCTTGAAATATAGCCGCTTTTTTTATGCCTAAAAATGGAACAAAAAAAGTAAAAAAATATCTTATAATAAAATTATAAGTAAAGAGAGATGAGCAAAACGAATTGATTTAACAGTTGGATTTGGCAGTTAGCTTTTGC